AGGATCAAGGTGTGGTAGAAGTCTCTTACAATAGTTTAAATATTCTATTCTTTTGATCTCGTGTAATCTTTCCATCTCTTCGGGTGTACCATGTATACGTTTCCCTTCTTTCTTGGCACGTTGTAACCCTGCCTTAATGAGTTCAGATAGGTTGCCATTCCACTTAGTATTATGAATAATAGCATGGTGATGTTGACACACAGTAATAAGATTAGAATCATCATCACTCCCACCACGACTCTTAGGAAGGAGGTGATGATGATGTAAATTTTCTTTTGTTCCACAGGCTACACAGAAGTCTAACTTCACTTCAATCCTTCAGATTGCAAGTATCGTTTATATAACTCAAGCCATTCATCTAATCGCATGACGACAAGAGACTCACCCGTTGTCATTTTGTTACGTCTGTTAATGACAGTCACCAGTGTATCTTTCTCTCTGGCTTTCTCTGCTTGTTCCAATGCTGCATAGATTTGAAACTTTTCGGTACGCTTACACTCCACATGTAAGTCAGGTGTACCCATCAAGTCGGCACGTAAGTTTTGTATCGCACCACTCAGGGGTGTACGATACGAGTTGATACCTAGCTTCAAGTTGAGATATTTAGATATCTCTCTTTCAAAACCACTACCTTTCCTCTTGGCAGTCTTTCCACTCATGGAGTTTCTTACATTCCTTTCTATGTTGTGATTGTATGCGGAGTAATTCTTTGCGAAAATCTTCAGGCTTAATGGTGATCCAGTCTTTAGATACTTCTGGTGCGATGCGTTTGATACGTAGAGAAACGACATCCCGATTCTCTGTAGCCTCATCAACCTTGTACAGAATAAGATAGGCTGGGATATTAGCCTTTAATGCCAATAAACGAGTCGTCCAGAAGGCTTTAAAGATTTGACCCTTGTCATACGCTGTCTCTGATAAAGCGAGGGGAGAATAGCAGTATTCGCATACTTCACACCCATCTATATCTATCTGTCGAATGCCAGATTGTTTGCGATGCCACTCAGAAAAAGGATCACCTGATTGAAAGTAAGTATATCTAGCCACTATACCCACCCATCATGAGAGTTTTCCATATCAAGATTCTCACGACAGGTGTCGCAGAAGTATTGATTCTTTGGTCGAGGATCAGTAGACTTACAACCCATACAGGGTCGACTCCACATCTTTAAATCGTGATCCCGTCTCTTCTCATATTTTGCTCCATCAAAATGTATGATGTCATTTCGGTGTAAAATTCTTTTGGCTGTGTCGATGCAGCAGTTGAAACGTTTTGCTATATCTTTGACAGGTAAATTCTCGGCATTTTGACGAAGCCATTCTATATCCTGTGAAGTCACAGGTACTCGCTTTGGCATATCGTCTCTGTGATACTATAAGTTGTATCATTTAATGTCTCCCAACTACATTATGTAGTATGTGTATGATAACTTATACACAACTTATGGGTAGTTTTGCAAGTGTTAGTTATGTATTTTGGTGTCTGCTTGACAACGATGAAATTTTTGATAGAATGCTTGCTTCTATGAAGCCAAGCCAAATCTCCGATTTGTCTTGGAGAGTAAAGCTAGCGAAGGCGAAGCCGTAGCGTAGTCATTCTATCAACTTAACTTTATCAACTTTTAAATATTCTACTTTCGTTACCCAGCTAGTAGGTATAGCTGTATATCGCCCACCTTCTTGTGGATCTTCATCACTTGTGCAGAAGCTACCCATGATCACAATTTTTCTGGCATCCTTAGAAACCATCCAACCTATATCCACCACAGTAGCTAAATCATAATTAATTATTTCTTCTAATTCTTCCCAACCAGATACCCCATCCTTTGCGTCTACCCATGTAACTCTAACCATAGGAAACTTATTGATGTCTACTGGATCAATCGTCATGTAATCCTAACCAACGTTTGATGGTACGAGAAGGTATCATTAAAGCTTTAGCAATATCAATAACTGTTGATCCATTGAAACTCATACGTAAAGCTTTCTGTTTAGGTGATGATTCAGATACAATGTATTGTTCACCAGACTTAAGTCTCTCTGCAAATCCGATAGATACAGCAGCATGGTTGTCAGTATGATCCCTAAGCTTTCCATAAGACATCTCTATCGTTAAACCCAGTCTACTGTCTGCCTCGAGTAACTTATTTAATCCTACTATCTTAGCTGGATCATGTTTCGCTGCCTTGATTCTCGCTAATTCCTTGTCTTCCATGATAGGTGTAATACGTATCTGTTGATCAACAACAGTTAATTGGTTAGTTGATCCAGCCTCTCTACCTAATCCATCTTGTGTAGGTTTATTAGCATGGTGTAACATGATGACTGATGCACCATTGTTACGTATCTTTAAACAGATACTATTTATCCTTGCCCATTGTTCTGCATTGTTTTCCATCAAGCCTGCAAATGCTGTACGAATAGTATCAAAGACAACGACATCTGGTTTTAATTCATTCAACCAACCTTGTAATATTTCTACACCTTCATCTGTTTGTAGATTCATATCACCACCATCTTCTGGTTTAATTAAAGCTGATGACCAATACATCATGTTAGTATCTGGATCTCCGTATGATCTATTCATGATATCTAATCTATCTGTAACTGTACTGGCACCATTTTCAAAATCCATATACAAGACACGACAAGGTGCATTTATTTCAAATGCACCAAAGTTTTTACCTAATGCTAGATGCCACATGGTAGTTAATGTTATAAATGATTTACCATGACCAGAGTAACCATACACCTGTATGATAGATGCTGGTCGTAAGAATGGATCAACTAAATATTTTTGATTACTTGTTCTTTCTTTTAATGATTCAATATCACTTGCATAGATTGGTCTAAACTTTTTATTGATACGACTACCTGTATCATCATACAAATATGGATGATCACGTCTATGCATTTCTTCTGCACTAGATATTGTTCTTTCAAATTCTTCTTTTTCTAAACTGTACTGAAAAAATTCATCAGAAAATTTCCAACATAAATCTCTAAGCTGTCTACCTGTTATACCTTTGTTAACTTTCTCACCTGCAAAACGTATCAAGGCATCGTTACGTCCATCACCTTCACCAAGCTTACCTTCTTTCTTTATAATGTTTTGAAATCTTTCCCATGTAGGTAAATAATCTTCTGGTGATTTGACTTGTACGTTAGATAAATCAAGGTTTTCCCACGAAAAATCAACGTCTACTAAGTCACCATCACCACCCCAGATAGGCATATCTTCCCAGTCAATAGTGAATGGCTCCCACTTTTTACCATGACTAGGTGGTGCTAATACATAACCACCATCACCACGTAAGTCTAAATTTTTTACACCATATAAATTTGTTGCATTCTTTTTTCTGTATCCATTTTTAGGATGTGCGAAATAATAATGCATACCTCTTGTAGTCTTAACAGCAAAAGGTGAAGATAAATTATTTGCTTTGCAAAATAATTTTGCACTATCACTATCAGCATCAACAACAATTAAACTAGATATACTTCCTGTTACTACTGCAATCTGTGCATCAGGAAATTGTGTAAACCAATAATTTAATTCTTCTTCTGTAGCATGACGTGATTGATATTCTTTCCATTTAATTAAAGGTAATTTCTTAGTAGGGTGTATAGGTATTACTGACCAACCCTTATCTAAATATTCTTGTGCCTCTAATAATATTTCATTCTGTTGTGGTAGTTTCAAAGTATCCATCGATGTTAGTTCCTTTAAATTTAAGTTTAATTAATTCTAAAATGTCACTTGTAATTTTTCCTCTAGCTATCCAACCATAAGGAGCAGTTCGGTGTTTACCTATAGCCTCTGCTACAATGGCAGCACCTCCCAAATCATTAACCATTTTTTCTATATTGAATTTGACTTTCATAGTCCCCTTGTATGTAAAGTTATTTAATAGTTATTAAATAGTTGACACTATGTTGTCAATAGCATACAAACAAAGTTGTGTAATTAGATGCCGAACATGAGTTCTGTATCATAACTTTAAGGAGAATATATGGAAGACAATCCATTTAACGTCTTTGTCGAAGACGATGGCAAGATAAACAATGCCAATATTTCTACTCCAGAGCAGCACAGTTTTGACACATTATGTGGACAGTATGAGAATTTACAAGCTCAGATTGATAAGCTCACGTTCAAAAGAGATACTGTAAGAGATGAAATAACTAAGGTGTTACCTACGTCAGCAGGTACACATACAAAAACAACTAATAAATTTGAGGTTACATTAAAACGTAGAGAAAACTGGTCATGGGATTCTAGTAAATTAAAATCTTTATATACAGGTAATACCTTACCTCACTTCATTAGTGAAAATCTAAGCATACATCGTAAGCATTTTAAAAACCTTACAACCAAAGAACAGAATGATCTGAGAGATGCTTTAACAATTAAACATATTAAACCTTCAATAGAGGTAAGGAGTTTGAATGACGTTTAAACCTATGAGTACATCAGCAGTAGAAAATTCTGGTGTCCAAAAGACTTTGTTATACGGACATCATGGTTGGGGTAAGACTACCCAAGCAATCAATATGAAGAAACATTATGGTAAAGGTTTTATCATAAGTGGAGAGAGTGGTTTACGTTCTGTTATGAATGCAGACATAGACTATTTACCATTCACATCATGGGATGGTGAGAATAATCCATCAAAAAATATCTATTCATTCAGAGGTATCTGTAAACTTATGGACACAGAAGACTTTAGGAATGCAGGATACAAATGGATTATGTTGGATAGTTTAACAGAATTATCTGACAGACTAATACAACATTTAGAAGTTGAGTACCGAGATAGCAGAAACAAACTGGCTATGTGGGGAGACAATCAACGCCTGATGTTGGGTAGTGTTAAGTGGATAAGAGACTTACCTTACAATGTTGTTGTTACAGCATTAGCAAAAGAAGAAACAAACGACAATGGTGAAACAGATTACTGGGCGATGATTAAAGGTGCATCCATACAGAAACAACTACCAGCAATATTTGACAATGTATTGTGTGGTGTGCGTGTAACTGATGGTGATCGTACTGATCCTAAAGTTGAAAGGTTTCTTGTTTGTGATGAAGTAAGAGGATGGAAAGGTAAAGTCCGAGATCCAAACAGGAAGATAGAAGCAGTGATGCGTACTGCAGATATCACTGAAATTTTTAAACTGATGACAAAACCAAATAAAAAGGAGGCTGCATAATGTCATTTTCATTTAGAGAACTATCATTGGATGGTGTCGATGCACAGAAGGAATCTTCTGGTGGATCAATTTTAAAAGCAGGAGATTATAGTTGTAAGATTAATTCTGCTGAAGTTAAGGATACACGTACAGGTGGTAAACAAGTTGTTATTGATTTGAAGGATGAACAAAGTGGATCATCAATCAAAGACTTTATCAATGTACATGTACCAGCAAGTGAAGGTTTGAGTGTTGAGGAAAAGAATAATAAAAACAACGCTCAGAAGTGGGGTAGAGAAAAACTCAAGGCTTTGTTGACACATGGCGGTCATCCGTCCCCTGATAAGCCAGGGGATATTTCCTCCTTAGTTGGTCTAAGGGTGGGCGTTCATGTCGAGAAAGATGAGTATACAGACTCAACTGGAATGAAACGGGAAGGTAGTAGGGTAAAAAGATTTGGAGCTTATTTCCCTGCTGCAAATGGAACTGTTGCCGAAACCTCCTCGTCAACAACAACGGATGAGATCCCGTTTTAGTGTCTAAAAAAACTACACCTAGTCTTACTCCTCAACAAGTTTCTGTGTTGAGGGGTAAGATATCAGAAAAACTTAGTAAGAATTTAACAATGGCTCAAGAAGTATTGAATGGAACTAGAGAATGGAATCCTACTCAAGCAAGAGTCTTTACAGCATTATTAAACAAAGTGATTCCAGATGTATCACTAAGCTTTGCACAGGTAGACGTACAAACAAAAGATATGAATAATTTATCACGTAAGGAATTAGAAGAAATAGCATCAGGAATTTATGAGGTAGCAAAAGATGATGAAGAAGACAAACAGGGAGAGGGATCACCGATCACTGTTAATATCAGCAAAGAAGAAAGCTAAAGAGATTAACAGTAACTCTCGATTAGCTAACCATGAAAGGGGTTACAAGGCTCGTCTGATATCTAAGGAAGACGAAGATAAACTTTATAAAGGTAGAAGATACAAGGATTACAAATGAACATAGACGATTATTTATCTAATAAAAATTATTCAATAGAAGAGTTAATAGATAAAGCATATGAAGATAAAGAGAGAGAAGATCCAAGAAGATATATAGGTGCATCAGGTGTAGGTCATTCTTGTAATGCTTATTTATCCTATTGTCTAAGAGGTTTTCCAGAGTCAGATCCTATACCAAAAGTAAAAAGAATTTTTAGAGATGGTCATCGTATTGAAGATGATGTTGTTAATGATTTAAAACTAGCAGGCTTTGAAGTTAGTGAGATTGATGAAGAGACAGGTAAACAACATAGATACAGTATGTTTGGTAATCATGTCATGGGTAATGGTGATGGCGTAATAATTATAGAAGATGAAAAGCACATACTTGAAATCAAAAGTATGAATGATGCAAGGTGGAAGAAATGTAAGAAGGTTGGAGTTAAAGTATCTGACTATAAATACTTTGCACAGATGCAATTACTAATGGGTTTAAGTGGCATACATAAAGCCTGCCTCGTATCATACAATAAAAACTCAAGCGAATATTTATCAGAGGTAGTAACCTATGATGAGTTTGAGTATGCCGATTTACTAAGGAGAATAAATGTAGTGTTAGAAGGTAAAGGAAGGAAAATATCTTCTGATCCTGCTTATTTTGCTTGTAAAATGTGCTTTAAAAAAAGCACATGTTGGGAAGGTGTTAATCCTTCTCCAGCTTGTTACAACTGTCAGCATGCAAAGCCAACCGATAAGGGAGACAAGGCTTGGCACTGCACATTCCATGATAGTGATGCTGTAAAACTCTGTGACGAATACAAATTATACCAACCTTTAACATCAGGAGGATCTTATGAGTAGTTCATGGGGTCCTCTTGGCGTTCCTCCACAATCTTTCTTACGTCACTGTACTTTAATTGATGTGAAAAGATTGAGAGAGTTAGCTGATAAAGCACGCAAGATAAGTAATGTAATTAATAATGAAGAGAGAGCAAGCAAACTTGAGGAAATAAAAAATCAATATGAAAATTTAGTAAAACAATACGAAGGAGAAAAATGACCATAGAAAAAATAAAATCTTTACGCTTACAACGTAACGGATTGGAAAGAGAAATAGACCTAAAGAATGTCGAACATAGAAGTATAGGAGATAGGTTAGATGTGCTTAAGAAACATGATGATATGTTTAACAAAGATACAACAGATCAAATGAATAAAGCTGCAGATAAAAGAAGACATTTAGAAAAAGAAATAGTTGAGCTTAAAAAGAAAATTGCTGACCTTGATACAGAGGCAGAGACATTTGTTTTAAAGTTACAATACGGAGAAGTATTATGAAGGTTAAGGTGAAGAAAGAAGATGTATTAGATAAAGCTAAAGAGATTATACAAGGCGATCGTAATCTCAGATATGGTGATCCAAAAATAAATTTTCAAAGAATTATCAAAGGTTGGGAGTTAATCTTAGGTCATGAGATTACACCTGATCAATATGGAATGATGATGTTATGGATGAAAATAGCTAGATTACAAGAGGATCCACGTCACATAGACTCTTGGATAGATATTGCTGGCTATGCTGCATGTACTGCGGAGGTGATGAATGTCGATTCATGATGGTTATACAAAGAAACAACTTAATGAAATGGAAAGTAACAAGTGGACTCAAGCAAAGATAGAAGATGCTGAATGGAAAATAATGGATGATAAAGCAAAGCTACGTTATCTTGATAGAGTTATAGCCGAAGAAGAGAAAGAAGAGATACGTAAAGAAATACAAAAAGATATTAAAAAAGAAATACGTAAAGAGATTAAACAGGGAGAAAAGAATCCTGATGTCTTCGTTCCTCCGAAGCCACCTAGTTCCAGCTAGTACCTTTCCATCCAGCTTGCCATCCTGATGCACCCCAGTTATTTACTTTAGTATCTTTAGGTGTACCTGCTAATACATCAGTACCACCTTCTCTAAACTTCCTATTACCACCAAATAAAGGTACACGAGATAACAGTTGTCTTGTAAGTGTACGTCTTGCAGAGTTGCCAACAGGTTGATTACTACCTGCAGCTTCTAAACCTTCTTGACCAGCAGCCAATGTATTGAAACCAAAGTTTGCTACTGTGTCGAATGATGGTCCAAGCACATAAGATAGTGTACGAGACATACCAAATGCTCCGTTGTCTGCTTGTGCTGCAGAGTTATATAGTAACTCAGCTACCATACCTAATCCACCAAGTTGCATCAAACCTTCTATATACCATCCTAAAAAACTATCTACTGTACCATGTTGAGTAGGATCATATCCTATAGATAAAGCAATCTTCATCATGTCAGGATTTTTATCTGCAAATTGATTTATATCTCTTTGCCATCCTTCAATAACTTCACTTCTTTCATTACCAAATTGTTCCAATACATCTTTAGAGAATTTTCTATCTCTAAATTGACTAGATTTCTGATCATCGCCACCTCTAAATTGTGCTAAGTCTTTTACTGCTAATGATCCAACACCACCTATACCTGCACCGAAAGTAGCCATGTATAATAATGGTGATACATTACCTTGTCTTGCTTCACTTAGTACCTTTCTACTTAATCTACCCATCATGAGTGGGAATGATTTAAGTTGAAACATTAATGCACCGACAGGTGTTTGTGTCCATAGAGGTAAATCATTAGGGTTAGGTGCAAAGATTGTTTCGTTACCAAACTTAACCATCGCTGCTCGTAATCTATCAGCATCAGGAGAAGACATTACTTCGCCTAATTCTGTCATTGATTTAAACTTACCTTTAGCATCAGGTTTAGAATAATCTTCTAAGCCAAACTCTTTTAGAATACGTGCTGCTCGTCTGTACTTATTCGTTTGTGTACCATTACTTCTATATAAATCAGCAGCTATTCTATTCATGGTACGGAATGTTTCAAAGCCTACTGCTCCTGCCATCTTACGTTGCATGCCTGTCCATTGTGATAATCCAATGACATGGAAGAAGTTGTTTGTTGCACGTCCACCTGAGTAACCATACATACCAGCCATCTTATCATGGATAACATTCTCTAGGTTTAATCCTGTACGTTCTAACATCTCTCTGTAGTGTTTATCTGTAGAGTATTTCTTCCAAGCTTTAACAAAGCTACCCATACTACCACCTCTAATAAGAGGTAAGAATGTATCTGGAATAGATGTTAAGGTTGTAAAACCTAACATCGTCACTGCATTAATATTACGTAATACTTTAGATGCTGTTGTTAAACTTTCATGGAAGGCTCCGCCTTCCATTGGTTTACGTTGTAATACTCTAAAGTAATTCATTAAGAATTTTTGTTCCTTAAGTGATATACTATTACCATCTGATCCAAAGTCTCTTAAACCATTGATGATTGCTTCTGTACGTACATGCCAATTCTCACCAGCTAGTGGTTTTAATCGTAGTAACATAGCTTTAGCTTTCATGTAGTCACCAGCTTCTGCCATTGCTACTATGTCGTTTGCAAACTTTCTTGCTTGTGCAGGCTTATCTTTAAATGGTGCAAACAATTTAGGTATTGTTGTTGTTTGTGTATCCATACCACCATCGTTAGTAGGATAACGTAAGGATATTTTTACCTGTTTATCTGACATCAACATGTCAGCAACACCAGCAACACCTTCTGTACCTACACGCATGTAGTCATCGAAGCCAAAGTTATTGTAACCAAATTGTTGTGAGAATAAACCACGTCTTGTTGATCCATCTACATACTTAGATAGTATACTATCTAAATCATTGATTAAGAAATCTTCTAAACCTTCTAATTCTTTACCATTTAATTTTAACATACGTTGGAAATCAATGTTGTCAGAGTGTGGTGATTTCTTTTCTGCAAACTGTGGTAGATATGTGCCATCTTCATCAATAATTCTATTGGCAATGTCTTTTGCTTTCTCCATTGCTATAGGTTTAGTTAGTGTACGTTTATCTTCTCTTGCTTCACGTAGTAAATAGGATGATATCTTATCTGTAAAGCCATCCATGTTACGTCTAACAGCTTCTGCATCATAGACACGAGGTACATAGTTTTTAATCTTACCCATTTCTACACCACTATCGACAAGAAACTCATACTCTTCTTGGAATAGTTTACGTATAGATTGTGCAACATTCATCTCTTGTGGAGTTAATGCTTTTACTTGTGGTAAACTTGTATCTAACTCATATCGTAAGGCACGTAGTATCTTTGTATGTGATTTAGGTTGTGGAGTTTTACCAATAATCTTAAAGTTGTTTGCATAGTTTCTTGCCCAACCATAAGCATCAGGTAACTTGTTAAGTAATTGTCTAATAGGAATGTATTTATCTGCAGCTAAAGCATTGTGTCTTTCATAGATACCAGTGTTATCAAGAGGTGATACCCAATCAGCTAACCAGTTAGCATTAGAGAAGTCTCTTGCACGTCTTGAGTTGTTACGTATCTGTACACCAAAAGAAAATTTCTTTGCAGTCTTTAATGATTTCTCATCAACAACATTATTGTTAATCTTTTTAAATAATCCTGCAACAGAAGGGGAGATACCCATATCTTCTAGTTGTGGTACTATTGCATCAGCTTTACGTGTAGCAAATACTGCTGCTGGATCACTACCATGTTGTAGTATTGCACCATTGATACTACCTTTACCAACTTGTGTATCGTATAATCTATCACTAGCTATATCAAACTCAGGAGAGTTAACGTGTTTAACGTGACCATCTTTTAATAATGCTATAGCAACACCACCTGATCCTTTACCAGTATTCTTGTGTTGTCCACCTGTGTAGTGTCTTATAGAATCATAACCTAATTCTACTAAGATAGAGTTTAATCTAGCTTTACCTTGTGCGTAAGCTGTGAAGTCATCATAGTTTGCATCAATGTTATCATCTAATATCATTGCTATACGATGATATAATTCATCACCATCTATCTCTTCAGTAGGATCATTAAATACTCTTGCTATCTCTGCATCTGATGTAAGATTTTTAGATACAGCATTGTCAAGTATCATACCAATCTCTGGATCAGAGTCTAATCTATATTTTTCATTGATGTTAAATGAATTATCTGCACGTATAAACATTGGTGTAACACTTGGCTCAACTACAATGTTGTGTACTTTTTTTAATTCTTCACCTTGATTATTAGTAAACATGATTAATGATCTCATGTAATCTTTTCTTCTTGAAATCTCTTCATCTACATTCATTAATTGTGTAACATTCAAATCATCTTCAACAACATTCTCAGTGTTTTTACCAGTTTGTCTTGACTCTAGTTTTCTTATTGCTGCATCTTCTTCATCTATTGTTTGTCTATTCATGAAATATCCATCAATTAATTCTTTAGCTTCTTCTGTCTTTGCTTGTTTTTTAAACATATCAAAAGACTTAGCTGTTAATGATGAAGGTGCTGCATAGTATCCTGCAACCATTGGGTTACCTGTTACATAGAATGCTGGTCCATAAACACCAACACCTGATTGTTGTATTGTTACAGAAGGATTTGTTTTTTTACTAAATGCATTACCATCCATACTCCCATGATAGAAGACGACAGGATTGTTACGAGTATACTCGTTGATGTTAGCCATTCTTACTGGATTATTATTTGCTTTCTCTATAGCTTCTGATGCTAATCTTTTTGCAGCAAAAGAAGGTACAGATGTATTTAATCCATATACTTCTGATACTGGTAAGTGTTTGTATTGGCTTTGGAAAACATCACCATAGACAGCTAGAGAAGGGAAGGCTTGTTTAGCTTTCTTATTTCTACTTAAGTCATTAATAAAGTAAGCTGCTGCTTCAGTTAATTCACCTGTAAGTTTTTTAACTCTATCAATATCAGGAGTTAACTCAGGATTATCAAAGATAAATAATTCATCTAAAGATTTTTTACCTGCCAATACATCTGTGAATGATTCTATAAACCAATCCTCTGCTGATATATCTAAATCAACTGGAGGTAATTCATTTCTGTTAACATATGTATACGGGAATATTTTTCTTATGGATTCTCTTTCAAAGTCATTAACATAGTTAGTAGAGAAAATTAAATCTAATACACCTTTAGTTACTTTCTCTGGATCACCATTATCTTTAGCCATTTCTACTGCTAGTCTTCTTGCTTGACTACGTAAAAACTTAAAGGTTTCACTGTTGGTATCAACCATCATACCTTCAATCATATTATTAAAGTCATCATCAGTTGCTGATGTGTTAGGATTTTTTAACTTAATCTCTATTGGATCTTTAGCTAATGAGTTACCAGTATGTTTAATGTTTGCACCATGTAAGTTTAACATTCTATACATTACTGTACGTAGTATTGGTTGTACTGCTTTGTTACGATGAGTAGACTTTAATAAAATTTGTCTAATAGTATCTGATGTTGTTGCTGGTATAAAATCAACATCCATCATTCCTGAAAACTCATCAGACTCACGTCTTATAGCATTAGTCATACGTACACTTGATGCAGGTACAATGCCATTTTTCTGTCTACGTTTTATTTCTCTTCTATATATTTCTTTATATAGTTGATTAAATCTTTCTTTACCTTTTGCACCTTGTTGTAATGCTGCATGCATCTCTTGTATCATTTCTTGTTTACGCATTTGCATAATGTCTCTAGGTACAATGATAGAGTCATCTGGTTTAGGTAACTCTGTACGTAAACGTCTATCTATTTCATTAGCTAAGGAATATCCTTGTGGTGTTTCTAAATCTACTTTAGCAAAATCATCATATAACTCTGCTAGACTTAGCTTACGTGGTGATACAGTTGTATCATCTGTTGGATCAACTTGTTCCAATGGTTTTTTAAATTTAATATTTTTATTCTCAACAACAGCTTTTGCTTTTCTATTTACTTTTGTTTTCTCTGCATTGTTATTTTTTAGTATATCTATTTGTTGTTGTAGTTTTGCTATCTGTTGTTCCACAGTTTGTGGTACTTCTTTTGCTTTGACTGGGTTGATAGGTAAAGAAGGTACAGCATTTGGTGTTTCATTTACTTTCCCAAATGTATCTTCTATGTTTACTCTTACATCTTCTAATTGATTAACAACATCATTAGCAAAGTTAACTAACTTCTCAGGGTTTTCTACGTTAACACTTTGTAAACCATTTTGCATTTGCAAAGAGTTTTTACCACTTGTTAGTTGTTCATCTATTTGATCACGAAGGAAAGCTATTTGATTTGTAAACTCAGGTGGATACTGATCAGATGATAAGACATTCTCTAAAGAGAATACTGTATCTTCTAATTTATATATTATGTCTGCAGGATTACCTGATCTAACAACAGCATTACGTAACTCATCTTTTGTAAATGATATTTCATATAAGTGACTTTGTATTCCTATTGCTTGTGGTCTAGTTTTTACTGTTGGTTTTACTTTTGTTAATTCTTCTTCTGGTAATAATTTATTAAAAATAGGAACTAAGTCAGGATCAATAGCTTTATTATCATTAAATCTATTAAATACTGATTGTACTTTTCTATATACTTTTGACCAGAATGAATCACTACCTACAATATTCTGTCTACCATTTACCCATAGGGTAAATTGATGTGCAAAAAATTCTTGTGGTGTTTCTAATGCATTCATACCAAAGTAACTATCAGCATCATATACTTTGCCTGCTAATGCTTGTTGATCTACTTCACCATTCTTTACATATTTAGATACTGACTTATGGAAGATAGCTTTGTCTTCAGGAGATAGAACATTAAAGTATGACCAGTGAGCTAACTCATGCACTACAGTTAATGATGGTGCATGATTAGTTGGTATCTTTTCCCATTGTTTCGTTGAGTTTAATGTTCCTTGTGCTGCATCTTCTGCTTTCATTACATCAGATGTTTGCATGTTAGGATCAAAGTCTCTTTGACTTATAGCTATATTACCTTGTAATGAACTAGGGTTAGCTGAGTTTGGTGGTATTGTACCACCTAATACTTGTGAAGCATTAGGAGAAGATGACCCTACAGATTGCCATGTTTTCCAGTGTGGTAAGAATTGTACATTAAGATTGTTAAGTATGTTTCTTACTATTTGTATGTCTTCTTTTGATTGACCTTGTAATATGTTTTCTATTTGTACTATTGATTCTTCTCTTGTATTTGGATTTACTCTTCTCTCAGGAAGTCTTGCATATAAAGCTGCTTTAGTATCTCCTAACCAATCTTGATTCTCACCCCAGAATCTCCAATCTGATTCTTCTAATTTATCTACAATACGATATGCCATTGCCGCATTGTTTAAATCACCAGTCATTCCAAAAGTGTAAGCACTTGTTCCAGTTTTATCTTTAGATAAAAACCAATCAATCAAGTTAACACCTTGAGCTTCTTCACTTATTGGTCCTTTTAAATCAGATAAATCTACAGCTATCTCTGATAATTCTTGATGATTATAAAAAGATTTAACAGGCATAGGTTTACCTGACAACGTATTAAATCCAGATTGTATATCTAATTTAACTACTTCATCTTTTACATTGTATGGCATGAATGCATCTAATGCAGATGATCCTTTTGTACCTTCAGGTACAAAACCTACTTCCCAGTTTTCTCTACTTTGTTTACCAAGTAATCTATCAACACCTTCACCAAATTGTTTTTGTGCTGGTGTCTGTATACGTATCTTACCTTCCGCATTTCTAATAGCAATAAGCATACCATCAGGTATTGCTATTGGATTAGAATCAGATTTAACATCTGCTTTAGGTTTATCAGGAGTCTGAGCTTTTACTTCTGGTTTACCTTTTTTCTCTATAATTTCACTTAATATTTTTTGTGTATCGTCATCTGCTTTTTGTACTATATCTAAGAATTGTCTTTCAGCTGCATCATCAGTAGCTTTTGTTTGTAGTCTAGCTAGTGTTGCTTGATCTGCATCAGTACCTTTTCCTGCAGCAATCTTCTTTTCTAATACAGATATTGTTTTTGCATTTACATCATCTTGTGATGTATCTACTTTTGTTTTAGGTGCATCATTAACATTAATAGGATCTAATCCTTCATTAGCAACTTTTACTGCACGTAAGTCTTTATATACTTTACCTCTCTTACCTTCGCCTGCTGATGGCAAGTAGTATCCTACTTCTCCTAATTTTAATTCTTCGCCATCATTCGTCTTAACTGTCTTTTTAGATATAGACTTAAATCTAATTGCACCTCTAATACCTTTTGCTTCTGCACGAGCTTGTAACTCATCAAACATAAGTTCAGATTTAACTGGCTTACGACCAAGGAAAGATCCTTGACCACCACCTTTACGTAAGAAACTTTGTACTCTACCTAATGCCTTTGAGTTATCTGGCTTTGTTACAATAACTCTACCTGCACCTTTAGGTAAAGGATTGTCTGGACTATCTCCTGAGAATGATCCTAATCGTGATGATACTTGTTTGACTGTTTTTGTTTTTAGAATAGCTTGATCAAGTAACATCTCACGATATTGTCTTTCCATTTGTCGTAAGTAATAACCACTAGCTTCTGGATTTCTTGCTTTAATCGATGCTAGTTTCTTTTGTACTCTGTCTTCTAGTATCTGTCTTTGCTCATCATCAAGCATACTGTAGTCAAGCTTCTTAGGTCGACCACCTTTCTTAGCATCTGATTTAGCTGCTACAATATCAACACTCTCTTTTAATGTATCTTCTGGATCAACAGTATTATTGCCAATAATTTTATCATGATAATTTAAAAGCTTTTGTTTATTCTCTATAGATATTTGTGATTCATCTAAGGCTTCAATCTTTTGTCTCCAGTGTTTAGATAAGTCTGCAGAATCTACTGCACCTGACTCTTCCATCCAAGAGTTAGCCATCTTAATATAAATGTCTTCTAATTCTTCTTCTGTAAAAGCTTCTTGTGATACTGTTTCTGTTTCTGGAGTAGTATCTGTTTCTACTTTCGGAGTTGCACCTTCTGGCTCAGGTGTCTCTTTCGTAAGCATAATGATAGCTTCATCAATGTCTTCTACTGTTGTAGCATTATCTATTTTGTCTTGTATATTTTTATAATCTTGTATTTGTTTTTGTATTTCTATTTGTGCATTTGGATCGGCTGTATCTGCAAGTTGTTGTTCGAGTTTAGTAATAGCTTCAGGAATACGTTTGATTGATCGTAAAGCAAATAGTCTTTTATCTATTGCTGATTTCTGTGCATCATCAACATCAGGAAAATCATCTGGGTTTTTATTGATATCATCAACTGCTTGCGATGTTGCATCTATCTCTTTATCTATAATAGGTTTTGCTTCACCAGCAATATCATCTGCACGTTGAGAGAATGCACCAAAGCCACTTGCTTTGTTCGCTTGAATATTTTCTATTGCATTAGGTATTTGTTTACCAAACTTACTTGCATCACGTACGGCAAACCTACCACCTGCACCACCAAAGCCTGCACCAAAGACTGCTCCTGCCGCACCAGACAATGCTGTTGTACCAAGTAACTCAGTTTTATTAAAACCTTCTTGCTCACCAATAGCCATGTCTCTACCTTGTTCAATAGCATTAAATGTTGCACCAACTCCTGCACCTGCTAATCCTTCTTTTAATGCACCTGCTTTTGCACCAGCTTTCAATGCTGCCATCTTTGCAGCTTTCTTCGTTCCACCTTCTTTGATTGCTTGTGTTGCTGCTGCTTTACCTACCTTTGCACCTGCACCAAAACCTATAAGGTTAAGAGGATCAGCAATAACAGAAGCTGCGAGAAAACCTAACCTACTCATCATTCTATCTTCATCATTCCAAAAGTTAGGAAGTTTATTAAATGCTTTTTGTAATGTCTTTGTGGTTTCGTTGTCTGTGTATCCACCAACAGACTTGGCTAATTCGTAACCTGTACCTAGAGTGTTATAGTTTTTAAAGTATCTATCTGCTAAGAATACATTGACTGCATCATCATCATCTTCGATATCATAACCCATGTATGAGTCACCATAGTGATCACGTAACAATCCTAGAAATCTAGCATCCTTAAGTATCTCGTGTGGCTCAAGGTTATCTATATTAAAATCACCTGAGTTATTGTTTACTTCGTATGGTTTGTTTTGAGAGTCTCTCTCTACACTTGTTGATTTACCAAATGTAAAATCTAGATTATTATGTTTAGTCGCCACTCCAGTTCTCCAGTTTCTGTTTGCTTAGAAATACAAGTAATGGAATAGGGGTGTTAATGTCGTCCTAGTTTTTCATATTTCCACTAAATTTATCAAACTCTGGATAATTACCTGATTGTTTTAGTGAGTTTACTAATGCTTCATAAGTTACATTAGTTCCATTTTGAGTGTTATATTCTTGTAACTTTTTCTTTAATATTTTTTCAAATCTACTTTGATCATTTCCTGTAAAGAAACCTCTACCATCTATAGTTTCATTAATTATATTATCTATATTTTCATTTATTAATGTAAATGTATCTGTGTTGTTAAAGGTGTTTTGTTTTTCTTCTTTCTCTATTTCTACTTCAGGTTGTAATTCTTCAATTTGATTATTAATTATTTTATCTAACGTATTTTTAAATTGGTATAATAAGTCATTTTCTACTTGTTGATCTGGATTGTCTTTACGATTTACATTATCGCTCATTTCTTCTAGGTATTTATTTAATTTTTCTTGTAGCTCCAATAATTTATTTACTTTATCCATACCTGTTTCTGTTCCATTAATAATCTCACTTACTTGTTCATCAAGATGATCTTTCATAGAAAGCAAACCAAGTTCTGTTGTATCCCCATCATCTGATGTAGTATCAATAGGATTATTATTTTCATCAAGATAAACAGGTTGTTTAGAATCTGTTAATCCATTTACAAAAGTAGTTCTAAATTGTGTTTGTGTTTGATAATCTTTACCATGTTGTTGTTCCCATAGAGTAAAAGCTTTACTACTATCACCATCTATCAATCCTAATTCTGCTGTTAATCTAAGAATATCTTCTGGTCGTATATAATATTTTTGATTAATCATTTGTAAGATTGGTAAATCTCTTTGTGAATAATCTGCAGCAGTTGCTACTATATAGTTAGTCATATCTTTTGTATTGTTAGTAATAGTATTGCCTGCTGTTTCCAACACTGACTTATCTTTCATGTCACCATAAACTTTATTTTCATAAACAATATTTTTTAGAAAATCTAATTCTTGAGTAGTCATATTTTCTGTATCAAAATAATAAACTTCTCTTAATATTCTTCTAGTTTCTGTCTCATCTGCTTGAAGAAAATTTTCTAGTAAACCTCTGTTAGAATTAACATCTTTTATAAAAGCATCTGTTAACCTAGCTTGGTGTTCAGCTATTACTGATTTAGCTAATTCAGGATCAATATTTTGTTTTTCTAAATTATTTTTTAATACAGCCATGCTCGTAGTTGGACTAATCTCTCTTATCATATTCATTGCTTCTGCATTTTTAGCTTTGTCTGCTTGTGCCTGATTATACTTTGTCATCTCTTGTGCGGCAGCATTTATTAAATCTTGATTACCACTTTGACCTATTTGATTCATTACAGAGTCTACTGCTGCTTGATGATTAAATCCATTAGCTATTAATGCTTGTTGATATAAATCTCCAAAGGTACTTGATTGTTTCTTTTGTGTTTCTAATGTGCTTAAGAATATCTCTTGATCCTCTTTGTCTTTTACAGTTTTATGATAAGCAAGTATTTCTAAAGCTTTCGCAGGATTTACATCTAGTTCTCTTAAAAAATCTTCAACCTCTTCAGGAGTAGCATTGTAATTAAATTGTTTGTATTGATTAAGAATATCTTCTTTAGATTTAATATTAGTAAGTCTTTTAGATTCTAATGTGTGATCAAATAACAATGCATCTTGTGTTAATGTTTGTAATGCTTGTTGAATACTTATCTCACCTTTTTCAAGATCCTGTATTGTTTTTTGTAACTCATACGGAAACAAAGCTTTGTTTTGCAATAATGTTTCTTTAGCTGTATCGTTACTTATTGCTTTACCTTCAACATCTAATTGTAGTTTTCTAAATACTAATGCTGCACTTTTTCTTTTTTCCGCAAAATCAAATTCTGATTCTTTTAAATTATTAAGAGACTGTTTTAGATTAACATTTTTTAATTCAACATCTAAATTAGATAATGCAATATCATTATCAAAAGTTGCTTCGGCTTTTTTATAATTTAAAGCTGATGATTTGTTTGCTATCTCTTGTTCATTAATACCTAATTGACCTGAAACTGTTTGTTGTTTTAATTGTTCATTTTCTTCTGTTTGTACAAATACATTTTGATCACGTTGTTTCTTTACAGCATCTGTAAAATTACCACCAATACCAAATTGACTTGCATAGGCATCAATAGATTCATCATCAAGAGTAGGGAATCTCTCTAGATGTTTATACATTGCATCTTGTCTTGCAATGATTGTTGCTTCTTTTTCTTTTTCTCTATCCTCCATGCCTTTACGCATAGATCCATAGTAATCAAATATACTTGCCATACTTACCTATTGTCTAAATAATTTACTAAACCACCTTCAGTTTCAACACGCTTAGGTTTACCATAAAGTAAATCATCTAATGCTGATCCGAATGCACCTGCCGCAGAAGACGCTGCATTACCTGCAGAGGTTGCCGCATTACCATAACCTGTTGATGCACCAGAGTAGGCAGTAGGATTTACTGATCCTATCGTTGATCCTAATGCGTTGATGCTAGAATCATATATACCTCGCTTCTCATCAATGGCTCCAGTACGTGATTGATTTAATAAGTTATCTCTGTTTTGTAAGAATTGTAATGCTTCATCATATGATGATGTGTAAGCTTGATCATATAACTCTGATCCTTTGTCTGCTAATTCTCGTTGAGCTTGTACAGCCATTGTCGAATTATCTAATCCTCTATTAATTAATTCTGCCTGAGTTAAACTTCCTGCACGAGATAAAGCTTTGTTGGCATCATCTACTTTTCTTCTGTATCTTCTTCCTTGTTCAGCAGCAATGTCTGCATCAGATACTACATCTCTTGCACCTAATTCTTTTTGTACATTGTCTAAGACTGCTTGATATTCATATATTTTATTTAGAAGATTACTTCGTATTCCTTTTTCAATACCATATTGTTCACCAAGCATTGCTGTTTGTTGATCCAATGCTGCAACTTGTGCATCTGTTAATCTTTCATTTAATGCTGCTGCTTTATCTCCTGCTTTTTTGGAGCTGATAGCTCCAAAAATATTAAGACCAGTAGATAGAATACTTCCCCAACTCATATATATATACTCCCAAAGTTTCTTGTTCCTGTGTTACTTCTTACTGGTCTACGAATGTATTCAATCTTTCCAGTAAATCTATTTTTTACAGGAATCATATCATAGACTCCTGATAAAGCTGTGTTACCAAATGAATTAGGATTAGTTGCTCCTGTCGTTACATCTGGATCTGGTGTTGTTGTTTTATTTGGATCTCTGTCTGGTCCCTCATATGGTTGGTTTGGTCCCTTCTGATATCTATCGTCTATGCCATCACCATCTGAATCTATAAAATCTTTTGTAGTATGAGGATTGTCAATGGATGATCCATAACCAGCAGTGGTATTAGTTTCTGCTACATTATCTGTTCCCATTTGTGAGCTAGTGAATGTATTAACTTGTCCCGTGTTGTTATCTGATCTACTGTCTCTTACTCTTTGTGCTTCACTAACAAATCTATCATAGTCTAATTGATTTTCATTTAAAGTTGATAAGCCAGTTAGTCTTCTAAGTAATGCTGGTTGGGTATATAAATTTACTAATTCATTTCTTGGATCTTTAAAATTACCTTGTAGTTTTTTAGCTTCTTCTTGAAAGGCTGCTCTGTCTGCTGGAGATAATGAATCAACATATGATTTTAATAAAGCTTCTGCTGTAGCAGAAAATCCAGCTTCTCTTGCTGTGCTTGCATTTTTATTTTGTGTTGCTATTGTGAATAAAGCTAATGCATCTTTTTGATTTATATCAGCTACACTTTTATTATTAGCTGCAAGTATCTCATTACCTGATTTAGTAGTTCCTTGCATGTTAGCAAAGTCTGATCCAAAATATTCGCCTGCCTGTATTCTTGCTATAATTTTGTCTGCTTCATTTCTAAGAGATGTAGGTAATTGATCATAACCTGACTGTGCCTTAAACTTTAAAATTAATGCACGCTTCTCCTCCATGGTTGTATTCTTCTTTGCATCATCTGGTAAGCCTGTAGTATTTTCATCACCAAATATTTTAAAAAAAACATCATCCTCACCTTCCGTATTATTATCATCACTATTATCTGGTGGAGGAGTTATTGTTACAGTTTGAGCATCCGTTTCATTATTACCTAAAACATTTGTTGTTGTGGTAACTGTGCCATCATTGTCTGTTTCTGTCATTGTTCCACCCTTATTATCATCAGGATTGAAACCACTTGTCTCTCTTCTTTTTTCTGGTGGAGTATAGCCTGCACCCATATATCCTGAGTTAGCTGCGTTCTCATATGCAGATGTATCAGGTTTTTTATTATCTTTTTTTTCGTTTGTATTATTAACTACTGTTGATCCGCCTGCTTCATTTGCATTACCTTTATTGCCTGTATAAGAATTACCAAAACTACCTGAAGAAGTGTTACCTTTATTATCATCACCTTGATTAGAAGAAGAAGAAGAAGAGGTATTTCCTGTACCTCCTGCAGTGTACCTTTTCCACCAAGACATATTAACTTAGGCTAATGGTGGATACTGCTGCTACTCCTAATTCTAAATTAGCTGATGAAGAATCATTTGTTACGATAACCTGTAGTCTTTTCGATGATGTTGTAGCATCTATAGATACAGATGATCCAAAGGTTACATCTGCTTTTGTTGCTGATATAGCTTGTGAAGTTCCTATAGCTACACCATCAACAGCTAGTTGTATTGTGCATGTACCAGTTGAAACGATTGCAGTTAATCCATCTATTCGTATATTCTCTTTCCATAATCTTTTGATTAAGAAGGTTGCATTGGATACTGATCCTTCAAATAAAGGAAATGTATGTGTTGCATAAAGAGGTGGTATTTGTGCTGTTGGAATTTTAGCTGCTGAATCTAATGAAGCAACACCTGAAGCTGCACCCATAAATGTTTTAGGTACAAGTGATGTTACATCTACACTACCATACTCTAACGCTGTACCTGTACCATTTACTTTTAATACTTGTGAAGCATTAGAAGAAGTAAATGTTGGTATGCTAGATGTAGGATTAGTAGAGATAAAGGTTGTGCCATTATAAAATTTTAATTGGTTAGGTGTTTGTGATGTATCTAACCATAAGTCACCTGCTGCTGGTGCAGATGGCGTAGAGGAAGATACTGTAAGTTTTGCTTTAGCTGCTAATCCTGTTGCTAAGGATGCTACCTTTGCTTGTGGTATTTCATCGTCGGCAATACTTAGTTTAGTAAAATCAATTAATCCTGTTGAGATATCTGTATACTCAGAGGTAGTCATTAAACCTGTAAGAGTAGCCGTTGATGTATCTTCTACTTTTAAGACGGATACAACATCATTATTAACAAGGTTACTTGTAAAGGTAATAGAGTTGTTTGCATCTGAGGATGTGTAATCATTTGATCCACCTGTACGCATTAGTACACCATTCTTATAAACTAAGAAGGTGTCTGTTGCTGTATGCGTATAAGCTATTTGTGTTTGTGTTGATGTGATAGCATAGTCTGTACGATTAAAGTTAGAAATTGAATCTGTACGTATTTTGTAAATAGTTACTTTATCTCCGCTAGTTAAACCTGATCCAAAGGTAACATTGTTATTTGCTGCTGAAACTGTGTATGCAGATGTTGGTTGTAATAATCCATTCTTATAAATAATTAAAACATCAGTTGATGCATTAGCATAAGCAAATACTGTTTGACCAGAAGTGGCTGTTAAGTCTGAACGATCATAAAAGATTGATTGACCAACAGTAGCTGATGAATCTCCAGCAGTACCTTTAATGTCTGCTGCTTCTGCAATAGTAATCCATCCGTCTGTTGTAGATGTATATGTTCCTACTCTGTATTGTAATCCATTTGTTGAATCAAATTTAAACTCAACTGGTCCAGTCCATTCGCCAGAAGAGTTGAATATCTGACCTAATAATTCTGATAAAGTTTTATCTCCTAATTCTGCAGCATTAACATAACGTATAATGTTTTCTAATTCAGTGTTGATATTAGATGATGATGAATAGTTAGAAGGGTACTGTTGTCTTAATCTTGCCATATATTTTAATCTCTCACGTTAATTGCTAATCCCATAATACGAAGTATTCCTGATCCGCTACTTGTGAACTTAAACTGTACACCTTTGTAGCGATGCAGAAATTGTCTTTCATATTGTCTAGTTAATGGCACATCAGGGAAGTTATTGTCGTCCCCAGTATCATCAATAGTAAGATTGATACTATCTATTTGCTGACCTTTATCATTGAAACATTCTATCAATAGTTCACCAAAACCATGTGCATGCAAGATGAATGATGTACTTTCCTTTGTAGAGTTAAGAGATCCATGCCATAGTATAGGTGTAGTAGCTATCATTGTAGGAGGAAAGTCTGATTTTTCTTCTATGTTTTGTGTTTTAAATAGTCCACCAGATGTACCTAATATTAGTTCACCACCTAGAAAGTCACCACATCGTGAGTTAAGATGCCCACCAGTTGACCATTTAGAATCACCACCTACAGGATTAATAGCATATGTTAATTTCTCTGATAATTTTGGTGATGATTTAGGAAAGAAGAAATGTATATGACCCTCATCAGCATCATAGGTACTAGATACTTTCTCTAAATTTGGACAGGCTGCAAGTAACTCTCTGTATTTGATGTCAACTTTAGATGATAGTGATTGACTGAAAATAGTTACACCATTTTCCATTGATCGTTTGACGGAATGAATACCATCTCTACCACAATAGATTAAGTCTGTGCCATAACGTACAATAGAGTTATGTGATATTGTTCCTGTTTGTACAGATACCTTATCTTCTAATATCCAGTTTTCAAAGTTAGGCTCAATATTAAAGATTATTACTTGGTCGTTTGTAAAGATACATAGTTTATTGTTTTCTAATACACCTAATCCTTTTATTTCATCTGCTGTACCTATAAAGTTTTTTATATCTAAGAATGCACCACGAGTAACTGATGTTTCTCCTGCTTCCTCTTGTTCAGTAAAGAAATTTTCATCATCAACACGAGAGAAATGAATCTCTGTAGCTTTACCTGTAATACCTGCAACAGCTAATCTTCTTCCAACTGATGTGCAGTAAGCTGGTTTAAGGTGATCAAGTGATGCTACTTTATTCCAACTACTACCATTGTATACGTACGATGATTGATCCTTAGAAACCATAAATACTTTTTGGTTAAATACTGTAGAAGTAACAACTGATCCTGTAGTGAAAGCTTCTTGTACTAAGTGATCCTGATCAGAGTTTAAACTTAATCCACCACCATCTTGTTGTACAAAACAAACATTGTTTCTTGAATAGAAACGTACATGATCAATAGCTTTATCTATATTCTTATGTATCTTAACTCCTGCATTTCGCACGATGGCTCCACGCCAGTCACAGAATCCATCTTCTAAAGCTAAAAGATGTTGTTTCTCACCTGTATCTAATGATGATTTATCACGAGATGAATCAACACCCATGAAGTCAGTATAGGTGAAGCCTTTAGTATTTACTCCTGAAGGAGAGAGGATTGACATTATTCAGTAGGTACACCTGTTTTAGCAGTAACAGATGTTGCGTCAGTGTCTGATGTTTCATTACCTGTAAAAGGGT